CGCCGGTAGCGCCCCGAGGGATCGTGAAGTCGAGGACAGCAGCCGAAGGCGTTCCGACGTTCGTGACCGCAGCCGACGACCCAGCCGCGCCAGTCGTCACCGTGCCGACCGTGACCGTCGCCGACGTGCCGTTCTGGCCGGGGTCGCCGTCCTCGCCCTGCAAGTTCAACGGGGTCAGGGCCACGGCTCAGCTCCCGTCCTCGTAGTAGACGACACCGTCAGAGATCCACACGTAAGGCACCCCAGCGGCGACCAGGCCCGCATCCTCCGGCGACTCGTCGCCACCGATAAACACGGCGACACCCGCCAGCCCCGGAACCTGCGTCAACGACACCAGCGCCGTCATCGTCGCCGTATCCACGGACAGCAGCGAGATCCGCCGGGGTGCGTTACCCGCACCCGTAATCGGCGTCATCGTCGCCCGTGCGCGCGTGATGCCAGCCATGAGGCCGCGCGACTCGTCCGTCGGCAACGCGCCTGTAGCGGTCACCGTCACCGTCGTCGCTAGCGACGCCGACGCGACACGGACCACGGACGCCGTCGCCGTGATCGTCGCCGTCGACGCGACCGCAGCATCTGCGGACTGCTCACCGTCGCTGATTAGCTCAGCCTCAGCGGTGATACCCGCCGTCGTCGCTAGCGACGCCGACGCGACACGGGCCACGGACGCCGTCGCCGTGATCGTCGCCGTGGTGGCAACAGTGGCAGTCGCCGTCTCATCTGCCGACTCGACGTCAGCCTCGGCCGTGAACGTCGCCGTCGACGCGAGCGCCACAGACGCCGAACGCACAACCTCGGCCGACGCGGTGATCGTGACAGTCGACGCAACCGACGCCGAAGCGGGGCGGCCCACGGCGACAGCACCCGACAGGCTCGCCGCCGTAGCCACCGACGCCGATGCCGAACGGGTGGCATTAGCGGCAGCCGACAGTGACACCGTCGTCGCACGAGTCGCCGTCGCCTCATGCGACGTAGCGGACGACTCCGGCACCAGCACATACGACTGATATGCGATGGACGGCGAGCCAGCCGTCGACGTGAAGTGGGTCTCGCAGTCCTCACCCGACGGAATCGCCCGATACCCGGAGGTGAGCGTGTTCGACGCTGAGTTCGTCAGAGTGGCCTCAGTCGACGAGACGGTCCCACTTCCGTAGTCGTTCGCAACGAGGACCAGCACCTCACCAGACCCAGCCGGTGTCCGCGGAGACTGTGGGAGGTCGAACGGGACCGACGTCGCACCAGACCCGCCATGAGAACCGTAGTACCAAGTGCCCGAGGTCTTGACCCCCGAGAACACCTGAACCTGAATCAGCGGGTAAGAGAAGAACCCGTTCGCGGTAACAGTGACGGTCTTTGACGACTGAGCCGAAGTTGAGCGCCCAATCCAAATGTAGACGCGACCCGTCGACGAGTGCTGAGAGAACGCAGACGTCCACGACATGCCGGAGAGGGTGGTGCTGATTGTGAGCACCGTACCCTCGCCGGCACGAGCGGAAACGACGACGACGTCGTTGGCCGACACTGAGAACGTCGGCGACGTAACTACCTCGTCGTAGTCGTTGTCCCCAACCCATGACGTCGCCGAAACCTGAGCGATAGCCACCCGACGTCACCCCTTCACGGGTCGCAGGGCGGACAGGGACAGGATCAGGCGGCGAGCGGGGACAGCGACGCCGTCAACGACGTCAGGTTCAGGGTGTCGCCGGTCTGCATCGTCTTCGACGCCGACAGCGCCGCCGACCCGAGGAACGTGCCCGCCGACGACGCCGTCCACAGGCTGATGTGGGTCACGACCTCGTTGTTCGTGCCCGCCCACGACGCCCACGACGGCGCGGTGCCGGTCTGCGCCTGCGAGCCCGCCGACGCCGACGCACGAGTCGACTGCGACCGGGTCGTCACGCTCGAGGCGTTCGCCGTGCCGCTCGCCCCGGGGTCTCCCACATGGAGTTGGGCGTACACGGTGCCGAGCTGACCGTTGAGCATCGCGTTCGCGGTCGTCGACGAAAGGCCGACAGTCATGGGGACTCCTCAGGTGCGGGGATGATGCGGGGGCAGTCGTCAGGACGGGGGCACGGGTCGGTGTCGGGGGTGCCGCAGCAGCCACGGATGACGTCGGCCGACGCGGTGATACGCAGGGACAGGGGAACGGCGTCGCTCACGGCGTGGCCTTCCGTTGCGCGTGGAACTGATCGACGGTCAAGACGTGGGCCTTCTGATGGCCGACCGTGATGCCCGTGTGGACATGCACCGGCAGCTCGCACGCAGCGGCGCGCAGGCAGAACGTCAAGTCCTCACCGACGCGGGAACCCGACACGGCCGTCTCCTGAAACCACGGCCACACCGGGTTGAACCCAGCCGCAGCGATGGCCTCGATCGCCCGACGATGGATCAGCAGCGCAGCCGCCCCAGTGCCACCAACACGCCACAGCGTGTCCGGCGGGAAGTCGTTGTAACGCACCCAACGCAACGCCCCGTCGTCGTCGACGAGGTCGTACAGCGTCGGGAACAGGACACCGTCGTCGATGCCGAACGCGAGCGCGCCCACAATCGGCGCGGACTCGGGATCCGCAGCAGCGACCAGGGCGTCCGGCAAGTCCGGGCGGAACGTCATGTCCGCGTCCAGCATCAGCAGCCAGTCGCAGTCCGACGCGAGCGTCTGACGGCACAACTCGTTACGGCCGTGCGAGATGTTCACACCCGACGCCTCGGCGAACACCTCAGTGACGAGGGAGCCGCGCGCCTGGAACCAGAGCATCGCGGCCAGGGAGTTGGCGAACCCGGCGGCGACGTCGGAGCCGTACAGGTAGCCGACGGCGACCGTCGGCCCCTTCTTGCGCTTGTCTCGGATGATCGGGGGATGGTCTGCGGTGGTCATCGCTACCTCTGTGGTCAGGAGGTACGGCGAGGGCCGGGACCATGTGGCCCCGGCCCTCGCCGGTCGTGCAGGTTGCCCGCCTCACGCGGGCACGCCTCAGAGCTTCAGCACTCGGAAGGCGTTGGGGTCGACGACCTTCGCGCCGGTGCGCCAGAAGGCGAACCAGCCGGCCTGTCCGGTCGGGCGACCGTTCGAGCCGGTCACGACGGGGAGGTAGCGCATCTCCACGCCGACGCGGTCGTACACGTAGTAGCCGGCCTTGAAGTCACCCGCGAGCAGGATGTTGCTGCCGGTGGTGACGGTCGCCGTCATCGCGGACGCCTCGTACACCGGGGAGCCGAGCAGCTTCGACGGCATGCCGAGCGAGAAGTCGTTGAAGATCCCCTCGCCGCTGGAGGCAGCCGACGCCTGCTGACGGATGATGTTGACGATGGCCTTGTTCGCCACCCACGAGGCGTTAGCCGCGGAGCGGGGGGTGAGGCCGTTGGCGACCTTGTAGACGTCCGCGATGCTCGCGGAGGTGAAGGTGCCGCCGGTGGTCGGCGAGATCCGCGACGCGGTGATCGCCGTGACGCCGGTGACGACGCCCTCGGGGGCCGTGGTGGAACCGGCACCCGTGGCGAACGCCGCAGCCTCGAGCCGGTCCTTCGCGTCCGCGATCAGGCGCGGGAGCTGGGACACGAGCTGACCGTCAGCCTCCTGCTCGTAGGAGCTGAAGACGTAGGCCGAGCCCTTGATCGACGGGATGTTGACGGTGCCAACGGTCGGCGAAGCGTCCGCAGCCTCCGAACCCTCACCCAGCCACTCGGCGGTGACGCCAGCGGAGGTGACGCCGTTCCAGTCGTCCGACGTGCCGGACACGACCGTGGCGAGACCACGGATCGGGTTGGTGGCACCGTCGTTGGTGAGGATCACGGTCGGGTCGAGCAGGAACGGCACGGTGTAGCCACCGTTGCCGGCCGTGTTCGACAGGGCCGCACGCACGGCGGCGCGCTGCTCGTCCGACAGCATGAACATGCCCTGCTCCGGGTGACGCAGCAGCGTCTCGAACGCGGAGCGGTAGGCGTCGGAGCCGGTGAGGAGGACGTGGCGGGCGATGCCCGCGTTGCCCTCGACGAGCTCGGTGACGCGCTCACGCTGGGCGTCGGTGAAGTTGCGGGCCTTGCTGCCCTCGACGACGTTGAGGGCGCGGGCCTTGACCTCGGAGTCGGGGACGTAGCCGCGGGCCACGGCCTCGAGGTTGTCGAACTCGTCGCGCTTCACGATGACCTCCGGCGCGCTGCCGCGCTCGATGTTGGCGGGGTTGAGGGCCGCGGTGCGGATCGCCTCGATCTTCTCCTCGCGGGCCACGGCCTCGTCGAGCTCCGCCTTGCGGGCGTCGAACTCCTCGATGGCCGCAGCGAACCGCGCGGTCTGCTCCTCGGTGGGAGCCTCGACGGCGTCAAGCTCGACGATCTCGGCGCGCAGCGCCTCGACCTCGGAAGCCAGCGCCTTGCTGTCCTTCTTCACAGAATGTCCTTCCGGCGCGCGAGGGCGCGCAGGTGAGAGTGACGGATGGTGAGTGCGTCGCGCGTGGCGCTGGCCGGGGCGTCGACGGTTGACTCCGGGGCCTCAGTGGGCGTGGAGTCGGAAGATTCTGGGGCGAGGTCGTGGGCCTCGCCGTACATGCGGAGCAGTTCGGCGCGCTCCTCCTCGCTCATCTCGAGCAGGGCGGCGCGCACGGCGCTGATCCGCGCGTCCTCGTAGGCGGGGAACGTCACCAGGGACGTCTCGCGCAGGGCGGCCTCCTCGCGGACGACGACGCCGTCGCGCTTGGAGTGCTTCACCGGGCGGAACCCGACAGAGAACGAATCCAGCGCACCGTCACGGACGAGCGCCAGAGCCTCGTCGCCAGCCTGCGTCTGCGAGACGCGGAACTCGGCGTACAGGCCGACGGCGTCCTCCCGCCATGCGTCACGGTCAGCGACACCCAGCGGGTTGCGGCCCATGTCGTGCTGCGACAGCAGCGGGATTCGCTTCATGCTGTACGACCGCTTGAAGGCACCAGGCGCGAACATCTCCCGATACGGCTTGCCGCCGTCGGAGACCAGGGCCTCGGTGTTGTACGGGACGACGATGCCGGCGATGGTGCGGCCGTCGGAGCGAACCGACAGGTCCGCGACGAATGCGCGAGAAAGGCGCTCGCTCACTGACTGCCTCCGGGGGCGTTGGGGGTAGAGCCGGGCGCCTGCATCTGCACAGACACGAGCCCGGTGTGGCCGCCTACCAGGAGTGACGTGTCACCGGCCACGACCGCCGTCACTGCGACGTCGGGCTGATAGCCGGCCTGGATGAGAGTCGAGATCGCCGACGCGGCGGTCTGCTGCGCCGTCGCGCGCTCCGTCTCGGCGTCCTGCAACGCGGGGATGTTCCCCGTGTCGAACCACAGGCGCGCACCATCGGGGGCGGTCACGAGCTTCGCCAACGCCGCCACCGCGGACTGCCACAGGAACATGCCCGTGACCCGCGCGAACGCCTTGAACGCCTGGTCGTAGTTGGCGAACGTCTGCGCGTCCAGCCCGGCCTGCAAGCCGACGACCTGCGGGGGCACACCAGCCGCGATAGCGACCCGGACCTCGCCCGCGGCCTGCACAGCCGTGAACGCCATCTTGTCGAACGTCGACCCGATCATCGTGACGTCCGCGCCGTCGTCGATCACCATGGTGCGCCAGGCGTTCATGGCACCGCCGTGGCGGGCCTGCACCTGCGCGGCCAGTCGCTCGACGCCGTCCTGATCCAGCTTCCCGGGGACGCGGACCAGCATGTTCGGCGTCGCCGCGTTGCGGAAGAACGCCAGCCGGTGATCCGTCATCGACCCGTCAGCGTCGATCTCACGAACGACCGGGGTCAGCCACGACATGCCACGGAACGACGCCAACGGATCAGGGATCGGAGCCCAATGCGCGACGTCGTCGACGTCGAACAGATCCGGATCCGAACCGCCGCGACCGTCCCGCCAGTACGCGAACCCGACGACCTCAGTCACACCGTCCATCGACTCCGCGGCGACGATGTCCACGAGGTCCGGCCGCAACCGCTCGAGGCGGTCACCAGCACGTCGGACGTAGGCGTTACCGGCCAGGTCGACGTCCTGCACCATCCGCGCCAGCAGGTCACCCGACGTGCCGTTCGGCCACGGCTGCTCCAGCAGCGCCAGATCCGGCGTGCCGAACAGTCGACGCGACCGGAGATCCTGCCACTTGAACTCAGCCTGAGACACGAGCATGAGGCGCTGATTCGCGACCGCGAACACCACACCGTTGCCCTGATAGCCGACCTCGGAATACGTGCGGAAGTCGTTGCCGACAGTCTCCCGGCCAGGGGTCAGCGGGAACGTCGTGTACCAGCCGCCGACACCAGCGAGGGACGCCCGCTGCGCGGGAGCCTCATGCCGGCCGCGACGGCGCGCGAACCTATCCCACCACGCCATGCGACGGCCTCCGAATCACAGATACAGGACGGTCGGGGCCGCAGGGGGCGGCGCGTCACCGTGCGCCCACAGGGCGAGAGTCGCCGCATACAGCGGCGTGATGTCCGTCGTGGCGTTCTTCCGCGCCCACGCCCAGGCGTCACCGACAACCCGACGCGACGCACCCGCGACGGCAGCGTTCAAGACACCCTCGTCGCGGTGCCGCAACCGGCCCGCGATCACGAGGTCATAGAACCGGCCACACGACTGCGTCAGATCCCGCATCGCCGACTGCGCGACCGTCAGGCCCGCATCCTCGAGCGGCTGGATCAACGCACCAGCAGGCCCCGCAGGGTCCACCGCGAACGCCAACGGCCGATGCTTCGCGAGCTCCACGCACCGGGCGACGATCCAGTCGACACCGTCACGGGATTCCACGACAGCGACGTGCGGCAAGCCATCAGCCCGCACACCCGCCGCCGCGATCGACGCGCGGTCACGCGACGGCGACACGTCCACGCCGAACGCGACCGGGTCCAACGCCACCGACTCGACGTCAGCGCACGACGCCCACGACGCCGACGGGATCACCGCCGACCCCGACGGCATGTCAGGGATCGACAGGCGCTCACGGCGGAACTCAGCCTCCGGCAGCGCGTCAACCTCCGCCGCGATGAACTCCTCCGTGAGCCGATAGCCGAGCGCCGGGTTCGCCAGCGCCCACGCCTCACGGTCGCGAACATCGGCATCCTCCGGCGCCGACCACTCGAGGTACGCCAACCGGCCCGGGTCATCCGACAGTGCCCGCGAGCGGATCGCATGCAACTGCTCCGACGACGCCATCGCCGCCGACGACGCATACCAGACTTGAGGGTTCGGCCGCGTCGACAACGTCGGCAGCAGCGCCGCCATCGCAGCCCCGCCGAGGTTGAACGCCTCATCGAGGAACAGCGAATCCGCGGACCAGCCACGACCCGACCCACCCGACCGGGCGAAGAACCGCAACCGCTGCCCGCTACGCAAGTCGTAGCCGAACTCCGACGGGTTACGCACCGTCCGCAACACCCGCGCCGACAGCGCCGGGTCGGAGTCGATCAGCGACCCGATGCGGCGGAACGCCTCGCGGGAAGTCTTGAACTCGTGGGACGAGTAGATGAACAGCTCGTCGCCGAACAGGAACATCTTGGCGAGGGCTAGCGCCTCGAACAGCGCGCCCTTCCCGTTCTGCCGGGACACGACAACGCCGACCTCGAACGCCGACCACTTGCCGTCCGTCCGCTCGCCGAGTCCGACCTCGAGCGCGAACGCCTGCCACGGATCCAGCACCAGCCCGGCATCAGCCGCCAGAGCCACCGCCTCCGCGCCAGCCGACGACACCGCGTCAGGCGCGACCAGCAGCCTCGGCCGCTGCGCGCCTACGGCGCTCACGCTGCTCCCGGATCTCATCGACGGCATCGCCACGGTCACCGACACGGGCCACCGCCTCACGCAAGTCGTCGAGGGCCGCCCGCAGCTCCTTCGCCAGAGACGCGACCCGCTCCACGGGCGCGACGTCGACCCGCGCCGCGAGCAGCAGCGCCAACTGCGCCTCCGGGCCGTCGGCGACCGCGGGCGGCACCTGCTTCAGCAGGGTCGTGATCGACGTGACCATCGGGCCGGCGGGGCGCGTCATCGTCACCGCCTGTTCGATTACGTGTGTGCGGAGCGTGACTGGTGAGCGTGCGCGGAGCGCATCGAGGCCGTCACGAAGCGCCATCAGCGCAGGTCAGAGGCGCGAAAAAATCGCTCTAGAGGCGGGTCGGGAAGGTGGGACGTGACGGAGCGTGACCCCCACCCCCCGGATAATCGAACACCGGGTATCACCAGCGGCGTTCGGGTCGCACGGGTGGCGGCTCCTTGGTTCTGTCTCGACCTTGCCGGTAGTAGTTGCCGCGCTGGATGTTGCAGCGCAGGCAGGCCGCTCGAAGGTTGGCCGGGTCCGTGAGGTCGCCGCCTCGGTCAAGTTCGATGACGTGGTCGACCGAGAAGCTGCGTGGATGAGGGAACTTGAGCGTGTAGTCGATGGGCCGGCGGCAGATCCAGCAGGGGAGGCCGAGTGCTGCGAGTTCGCGCCGTGCGCGCTGGTATGCGCCGGTGCTGCGTGG